TCATCTTTAATATTCTTCACTAATTCTAGTTGTTGTAATAATTTTAACTTTTTTTGTTCTTTAATCAATTGGGTTTGAATTTTAGCCTGTGCTTCTAGTAAGCCAGTCACTTTACCTAATTGAGCCATATGATCATATGCATTGTATTTCTTTTTAGCCATCTATATTACCATTGATCCTTAAAATCATTATACAACGAATATTTTGCAGTCAGTTCGTCGCCTGCCTTAATGGGCTTTGTTGTTACTAGATATTTCACTGGCAGTTGATGCCAGAAGCCTGCAAGATTCTTACAATTAGGGTTATCTGAATGATTGTAAAATGCACCCAAGGCAGTTCTAATTGCTCCGTGGGGGAAATTTTTATTGCTGATATGCACTATTCCTAAAACTACATCAGCATCAAAGTCTTTTGTGGCGAACAAACCTAAGCCTTGCACATTTGACTCCTTAATTGTAATGCCGTCTGGTAATGGTTTATACATCTTTAATCTTTCTAATCATTGTTGCTTTCTTAGGATGTAATTGAACTTTAATATGTTCTTCGTCGAACCCCATCATCCGTTTCAATTTGCCATTCACTTTTACAGAGTAACTGTATGGCGGGCCATCGTAATCTTTAAGATTTATATTTTCGTATCCTACTGCTATCACTTTATCCTTCCTAGGCACTTGAACTGACATTGTCTGGTATATTCCATAAACATAGATTTAACCTTGATTCATTTTTAACACAAAATTTAATTGCATCTGTATGTTCGTCCCTAACTCTTAAACCAATAAAATCATCACTAAAACCTACTTCTTTATCTTTGAAATATATTGGTCCATTGTCTGGTCTCACAGGAATCTTCCAACCTTCTTTTCTTAAATTTTCCTCTATCTTAGGATTTACCCATATGTCCATTATTTCTCCTTTTTGTTATGATGTTCATTCCATGCCTTTAATTTTGTTTTGTATGCACTTTCAGATAGAGAATGCCAACCAATGCACAATGCAATAGGCGACCTTCCACAAGGACAAGTTTTTTTCTTTTCAATTTTTATTTCTTGTTTCTTATCTGGCATTTTTCTTTTTTTTCTTTTTATCCAATCTTTCTTTTTTGTTTGCAATAGATTGCTTCATTGAAATATCTGTGATCTCTTTTTCCTTCCCAAATATATCCATAAAATTCTTTCTGTATGAATTGTTTGATGGTCTAGATTTACCGTCCCATTTACCTGGCATTATATTTTCTCCCCTATTTCAAATCCTCTGAATCTCATAAATCTTGGAAATCTCAATGAGTATTCTGTTTCACTGTCTTGATTCTTTGTGACAGCATCTGCTCTCACTTCCACAATTTGACCAATCAATTGATCCTTGTGTTTCCAAAATTCATCTCTGTTGTCATCTGATAGTCCAGATCCCACATTGGTTTTAATCAATTTGCCATCATCTAAACCTTCACAAATTAATGCACCCAGTTTGCCTACATTCCTACCTGTGCCTTCTTCTGTGGCTTTCACAGTCAAACTCACTTCTATAAACGGCTTCAGTTTCAACCAAGCATGACTTCTTTTACATTCATACGAAGACTCAATATCTTTAATCATAATACCTTCATAACCACCCTCTACTGCCCTCTTATTCACCTCTGTGTACGTCTTCTGACCTTCGGATGTGTCTAAGTCCACAATTTCATGGTCCAGCACTGTAACGGCGTCTAAATTGGTTTTGTGCTGTTCATACCATGCTTTTAACATCTGTGTTCTCAATGTTTGGCTTTTGGCCCAGGCACCTTTTTTAAAATCTTCTAATGGTAAAAAATCAAACAAATGAAGCACTGCGTCTTTGGCTGTGCCTCCACTTTTTCTGTGTACCTGTTTCATCAAGTCCTGAAAGTTTTCACTCATCACTTCACCATCTAATACCACAGGATATGGTGGAGGACTTGCTTTAACAACATTGGATATTTGTTCTTGTATGTGTCCAAAGTTTGAGAACTCTTTGCCATTACGACTGAACATATCCACTTTGCCATCTGGATACACAATAGTAACCACTCTAACACCATCCAGTTTTACTTCCAACATCTTCTTACCCACCAACTTTTTTTCATGGTTTGTTGAATCATGGGCAAGTTGGCAAGTAAACACGGGCACCATGTACTTGCCAAACTTATTCTTTTTAGCCACAGAGTTCACAGTTTTTTCTGAAACTCCACATCTTAAATCTTTAATTAATATTCTTCTGTAAAATCCATTCCATTGTTCAGCAGTTGCTGAGCTCATCACCAGTTCAATGGCATCTCTTGCCGCATGTCCTGTGAGTTCTCTTGCATGTAATTTTTCAGCAAGTTCTTTAAAAACTTCCCATTTACAACCTTGTCCAGATATCACTTCATCTTTTGTGGGCACCTGCTTGACGCCAAAAGTGTACAATTTGTCCAAACACATCTTCAAACCTTCAAAGAACTCATCAAGACCTTCGTTCATAGCATCTAACAGAATCTTTTCTTTAGCCAATCTACTGTTGTCTGCTTCTAGTTTAGCAATAATGTCTTGCGGTTGTGTTCTCATATCAGTTTTACCAAAATGTAAATTTGTAGACATAATACCGCAATAGGAACGATTGTTCTAATCAATTCCATTGTGTGGTTGTACTCGTCCAATTTTCGTTCCAATTTGTTTCTTTTTGCTTTTTTCATTGTACTAATATTATTATCTTTTACCATAATTGTCAATCTCCTATACTGGTTTTAACACTGTGCTTTTAGCCATATCTTTCCAATTTTCTGGAAAGGCTTTTGCCAAATCAGCAATTTTCAGCACAGTTCTCAAACTGATTTCTCTCAACTGTCTTTTATTTTCATCCACAAAAGACACAATTGAATCTTCAGTTTCAGTAGGTAAAGCATACGATTTCAACATACCATCCTGTACTATCTGTTTAATTCTCAAAATCTTCTCTCTAATTGTGTCAATTGTAAGATCAATATAATGACATCTTGATTCCAATGCCTCTAGGTGATCTCTCAACTTTTTACTTTTTACATTGTCGAATTTAATGTTTGTGATAAAGATCACTGAACCAGCAAAATCAAAAGTATCTGGCACACCTTCTCTTCTCAACATATGCGAGTCTGTGTTCCAACAAATTTTTCTAGTTTTTTTAGAATCCAAAGCCGCTTTTAATATGTTCAAACTTAAATCGTCCAACAAGATAGAATCACAGTCATCAAATACCAACACATTGTCAGCATCTGAAAAATTGTACAATTTACAATATAATCCTATTGGAGACATTGCACCTTTTACAACTTCATATTTTGGTCTTGTGTTACCCAATGTGCTAACAACACCATATCTATCAAGCACTTGCTCAACACCGTGTGATTTACCTACGCCTGGAGGGCCACTAACAATCATTGCTCTCACATCACCTCTTTTAGTGGCTTTTGTCATGTCTGTTAATATGTCGAAACGTTGTCTCATTCTTTCCACAGTTTCAGCATCCGATTCTTCTTTGGGTTGTTCAGGAGCAGAGTCTCTCAATTGATTCTCATTCTCAACATTTATTCTGATTTGATTTTTTGTAGCACCTGGGTACTTTTCAACATCATCTATCTTAACAGTGATAAATCCACCTTCTTTGTGTGGATGTGGTTGATATCCTTTTACCAAGTTGAAAGTTTGATTTTCTACAGTTTTGTTTCTGTAAGTGCCTTCTAGTAAGTATATTGTGTTTTTCATATGTGCCCTTTTTGTTGCCTTAGTTTGTTTGCCTTATATTAATATTATAGTTTCTGGTGACCAAAATGTCAACCAATTAGTCTGCTCTACTTTCACTGTAACAAGTTAATCCGTACTGTTCTTCCAACACCTTAGCAAAGGCATCACAAGCGATTTCCTTAATACTCATAGATTGTGTGTGTCTCCACTTGTGGTTTTCTGGCATGATATCGTAGTATGATACTCTCCAGCCACCTCTGTAACCATTATCACCAATGCCTTGTTTCTTTAACCAACCCACAAATTTACCTTGTGCTGGTCTGATTGAAATGTTAGCGAATCCACAATACATAGGTTCTTCTTTGTCCTTCATGTATTCGTTCACAGCGTCAATAGCCGCCTCTCTGGCTACACCCCACATCTGCACGGGTTCTACTTTTGCGTTTACAAATTTTACAACTTTTTTTACATCTTCTTTTAACATAGTGTTTCCTTCCTTTTGATTTGTGTTTTTGTTAAATTGATTCATTAGTGTGTCTAACCATTTTTCTGCACTCTCTATATCCATTACATACTCCAATATGTTTCTGAACTTGGTGATAAAAAGTGTGGAGTGTTCACTGACTGCTTGATTGGATTTTTTCTATCTGCATCGTGTATGCTGTAAACAACTTCAGTGGCTTCAATTGACTTTCTGTAAGTGTCCAAATCCACAATCTTCATTTCAACCATTTCACCAGTCAATTCACCTTCTGCTTGTCTACCAGTTTTACCATTTTCGTGTAAACCTAAACCTTCAAATCTGAAAGTTGAGTATGGTTCTCTTTTAGCAAACCCTTCTGCAAACTTCTTCTTAATTCTAGTTAAAGATGCTTTTGCGTGTCCTAGTTCTCTGTGGATTTGTCCTGAGTAAGCATATTGTTTTTCGCTTACTATTTCTGTTGTGTCTGTTCTGTATATTACGTATGCCATTTTGTGCCTCTCTTTGTTGCCTTGTTATAGTTTTATTATACAGCCTAACGTACCAAAAAGTCAACCAAAAA